TTATTAAACAACAATAAATAATTATTTATAATCAATTCAAATAACAATAAATGTTTTTTTATTCGAATAAAGGTTGTAGATTTGCTAAAGTAAAAACAATTAAAAATATATAATTATGGAAGTATTAAAACAAGTTATGAATATATGTTTAGAAAAGAAATATCACTTTTCAATTAACCCAGAAGTTAATTTAATATGCGTAAGCACTGATACTTATCAAACTATATTGAACTCTTATTACGATGGTAATTTAGTTGACTATACCGATAACGATACAATGCCTTTAAATGAATTATTAAACAAATTAAATAAATAAAAATTATGAGTAAATTATTGTACGGAAGTTTAGACTTCTCAAAATTATTAGAATTAGCTAAAGCAGGAAATAAAGCATTTAGCAAAGCAGATAACGGTAAAATTTATCTTAACTTAAATGTATGGATAAATGACGAAAAAGACCAGTTTGGTAATGATGCAAGTATTCAGACTTCATTTAAAGACGCTACGAAAGAAGATAAAGTTTACTTTGGAAATCTTAAGTTAAGCGAACAACAAGCGCCAAAACCACTTGAAGAAAATTCAAATGAAATTCCTGACGCTGATGATTTACCGTTTTAATCATGGATACATATTACGAACACAATCCGCTTAATACTATTAATGAAATAGAATGCGAGCCACAAACTGAACTTGAAGAACAACAAGAATGGAATCAGGAATTAGTTAGAAAGAATAAAAAATTAGTCATTGATTTACGCCTTAGTAATATAGAACTGGATATATTAAGATTACAATTAGAAAAGTTAGCAGAAATTGAACAATGCATATCAGTATTCGGAACACTAACTTATGAGCAACTAAAAGAAAAACAAGAAATATTAAATCAGTATATAAAATGAAAGAAACAGATATTGATAGTATGAAATACCGTAAATCTACACATTTAGCAGGTATTGATGTGGAAGCTATTGTAAGTGAAAAGGGAAGTTGTGTTTTAACTATAAAAGAAGCTTATTACAATACAAATGTTGATGTGTCTGGTAATAAGACAGACGGTTATTTTATAGAGTTTGTAGAGCCTTTAAAGCCAATGATGGCTAACTCTGGAAATCGTAAGATTATAAACGATATTGTAAAAGAAAAATTAGGATGCACTTCAGCAGAAAGTAGAATGTTGCCTAATTGGAAAGGAATACAAATTGATTTATTTTTTGACCCTTCACGTAAAATGATGGGTAAGGTTACTGGTGGAATAGGAGTTAAACCTGTAGTTAAAAAAGTAATTAGTGATATTAATGCATTAGCTATTTTAAATAAATCTAAAACAATTGAAGAATTAAAGTCAAATTGGGAATTATTAACCGCAGTTGAAAAAAACATACCTACTGCAATGGCTTTAAAAGAAAAACTTAAAACTACTTTAAAATGATGGATATTTTAAATATGATTTCACTAGTCCAGATATACATACATCACGTTAAAAACGTAAATGTAATTATAAATGTACCCACAAATAATCGGCAATTAATTTTATTAAATAAATCGTATAAAAAAGCTGTAGAATGGGCGAAATTAAATAATTTAAAAATATATTAGAATGATTGCAAGACACGATATTGAACAACATTCTGAGGAATGGCACAAAGTACGTTATGGTAAAATAGGAGGTACATTATCTAAAGGTTTATTTGTTAAGTCAGATACGCTTCTAGAAGATGTGTTATCTGAAATAGTAGAAGATTTCGATTTGCAAGAGTCGTTTCAATCGTATGACATGATACGTGGTACTGAATTAGAACCAGAAGCACGTAAAGCATTGAATGCATATTTAGGAATAGAATTAAAAGAAGTAGGATGGTTACAATGTGAAGAAATACCTTTACTTGGAATATCTCCAGATGGAATAACTGAATGTGAAACTATTTCAGCTGAGATAAAATGCCCTAATGCTAAAACGCATTTAAAAACTATTTTAGCAAATGAAATTCCTGCAAACAATAAACATCAATGTATCCATTATTTTACGGTTAATCCTAAGTTAGAAAAGCATTACTTCTGTAGTTTTAGACCAGAAAATAATTTTAAGTCAATTTTTGTAAAGGAATTAAATAGAGAAAGTTTAGTTGATTTAGGAACGAAAGCCAAGCCTAATATTCAAACTATAGAGCATTGGGTTCGTGTTGCTAAACGTGAAGCTACATTTTTACAAGAACAAATTGATAACGCTATTAAACAATTAGAGTTCTAAAAATATCTTTCATAACGTGAATATCAATTAAGGGAAGATAGGAGATAACGTATCGTGGCTTGTAGATGACATCCTACACGCTCCTATAATTTCGATTGATAGATACAAACACCTATTATAACCAGTTTTATGAAATATAAATGGATTTTTGTCAAAAACGACAAAGAAGAATATGAGAAAATTAAGTGTTTTATTTTAAAAGAAAAGCAAGTTGAAAAGCCAAAATACATAATAGTCAGGACTTTTAAATAAGTGATAATAGTTCGATAGTATAATTTCGGCTTGAAAAAGTAAAAGACCGTATTTAGGATTAAATTATTAAACCTAAACCCGAATTTTGCCCGTTCTAACATAAACAATAATTAATAACCCAACCACAAAGACAATTTCTATCCATAGATTAGAGTTGTCTTTTAAAAACAAATAATACTATGATAAATATTTTTAAAACACTTTTTTCAATATGCTTTATACTTTTAAGTTCCGCATATTTTTTATGGATACATCAAAACGCAGGTTTTGAATTTACAGCTAAATGTTTGTTTATTTGGGGAATTTGTATTTCCGCATGGTCGCTTTGCTTTTTATTAATATTATCTCTACTTGACGACCTTACTTAAACTTAAACCATAAAAACACAAATAAACTGATTACAAATACTATTCCTATAATTTTATTAGAGTAATCAGTTTTTTCTGTTACTTTATTTTTAGCTTCAGTTTCTTTTTTAATTTCAATCACTTTAGCATTTTCTTTAATCTCAAAGTTATTAAATTTACTTTTATCATATTTAATAGTTACGTTAAAATACGTTTTACCATCTATAATAATAGGCTTAGATGCATCAAAAGGTGTTATAGTATATATATCGTTCAATACTATATTTTGGCTTAAAATACGGCTGTTTTCTACGCTTAATGAATCTGATTTAAATGATGTAGATTGATTCGATATGGTACGTTTTCCGCATGAAACTATTAGTAAAATTAGGAGTAAGTATTTCATTTTAATTATACCAGTTACTTCCTAATGGACAAACCAAATCATCTGCTCCAAGCGCAATAATATCATTTTTCATAATTTATAATTTTTTTGTTATTTAAGTTTTTAATTATTTTTCTTAAATAGCTAGTTTATTATTTAAGTTTTTCCATTTCAATAGTAATTCTTTCCTATACTCTAAACCATTATATCCACCGTTCACACGTCTTGTAATCCCTTTTAAATCGTCTTTATCAGCTAAAGCATTTAAATTACTTTTATTCCAAAACCACAAAGCAGAAATCATTGCGTTAGCTTCTTCTAATAGTAAGTCTGGATTTTTCAAACAATCTAAATCGGTATCGTTAGATAATTGATGGTAATTTATTTTTCCAGTAATTTGTAAAAATCCACGTCCTCTATATTTCCATCCTTCCCCGCTTGCTTCATTACTATTACCCATTCGATTAGCATAAACTCTGTTAGCTATCTTTTCTGGCTTTCTAGCGTATAATAATGATTCATTAGTGTTAAAGTACTTTGAGAAAGTTTGCATTAATCCTTGTGCGCTATAATTCAAATTCTCACTAATTGGCTTTAATCCGCTTTCATGTTCAATCTGAGCCATAAAATGTGCAATACGTAATTTTGTAGTTAATCCGTATTTTTTGAATAGGGAATTATATTTTGTTTGTAGGTTCATAATGTTATCTTGAAATTAAAAATAAAATATATCCGAATATAAAAGTTAATATTACTCCTGCAAATATTCTTAACTGTCGCATATTCTCTTTTGTAACGGTATAATCTTCTTCTAAGCGTTTTACTCTATTGTCAATTTCGTGTACAATATGAGTTAACCCTTTATGATTATTAAATACATTTCCAACTAAAGCAGATTCAATACTATCTAAGGTTTTATTTTGATTTTCAGCATCAGTTTTTAATGATTTTAAATGCTGTTCCATACGGTCTAAACGTTCTGATTCTATTGACATAAGCTAATAAATTGATTCTATTACAGTAAATGTAATTATTGAAATATAAAAAAAGTAATAAATGTTTTCGTTTAATATTGGATATATAAGTGTTAAAAATATTACTGCTAATATACAATAAATATAGTTTTTAGAAAAAGGTATATAATACCTGTGAAAAAAGAAAAAATGAGTTAATGAAATACCTACTAAAATAGAATCTATTAAATCAAATCTATAATAGTTTTCTTGGTAGAAATAGGCGTTTCTTAAAAATACAAAACAAACTATCCAATTAATTACAATGAATATTGGCAAATAACTAAATAGTTTGTGTATTTTTTTCATTTTACTTTTTTGGAGGTTTTGGCAAACCTACTATTCCTTCATCACCTTCGCTTGCAACAATTTCTTTTGATGCAGGAGAAAGAAAGTTTTTAACTAAATAAGCTAGACCTCCACCTATTGCTGACAATCCTATTGTTTTCCAATCAAAAGTTAATACTCCTAATTCTAAAGATTGTTGAACTATTACCACTACAGGAGTTAAAACCGCCATCAAAAGACCTTTACCTAAATCCAACCAATTAAGGCTTAAAAAATTACTTGTTTTCATATTTATTTATATTTAATTATTAAAGTCTTTCTATTTTCAATTCTTCAATTACAATATTTTCAAGATAAGTATTATCATCACCCCAATTTGAATATTGCTCTTCTGTCAATTGAATTTTTCCTTTTTCCAAATCTTTAAAATCTTCAGATAAAAGTCTCCATCCTATTTGACAAGTTTTATCTTGTGTATTTGGAATTGAAACGCTTACTATCAAATTAGCGGCTTCTGTTTTCTGAATCCCTAATGGGATAGGTTTAATTTGTATCATATTTATATATTTAATTTACCAAGTTTTACGCCCTGCTATTGTTTCGCTTAAATTTATTATTGAATTTAATATATCAATTTCAGAATCACTTAATCCTTCGTGAAGGATAACCATTTGAATCCTTTGGCTTGAATAACCATAAGGACTTCCGTTTAAATTTACGCTCCCTATAAAATCAGCTATATTAGGAAGTGTTCCCCCTGAGCCAGTATTTATTATAGTAGTATTGTTTCTTATTAATTTAGATACTGTACTACTTTGTTTTACTGCTGTAAAAATACCTCTCGATTCGTTACCGTTTGCTATTGTAGCATAAGTGCCATTTAATCTAATTACTTTTTGGTAATTACTATTGTTATTTTTTAATGATAGCAAATAAGATTGTGATGCAGAAACCTCGCTTCCAAACTCGTAAGTATCACTTGTATAAGCATTATTGTTTGTACCACACACTAAAGTTACTCCATGACTATTCAGGGATTGATTTACGCTTGGTATAAATTTAGTATTAGCATAACTGCTTCCATTTAATTGATAGCCTAAATCGCTAAAAGTAGCCGAACCTGCAAATACTAATCTAAAAGCAGAGTCACTATCTACTGGATTTTTAGCGTTGTATTTCTGATTGTTAGAAGATGAGCCCTTAAACAGATATATACTCTGTACTTTACTCCATAGTCCAGATTTTTTTAAATCAACAATTACCCTAGCTGAACTTTCTTTTGCGACGTCAGTACTTATTCCAGAGGCAGATATATAAGCATTTGCGTCTGTATCAGTATTGGTTTGAAATGTAACGGTCGACGGGGTTGTAAAACTTATAGAGTTGCTTAATGTTGACTTGTTGTAAAAAATATCAACTGAAACCACTGTAAAGGTGTAATAAGTAGAGGGGCTTAGATTAATTGCGAATCCACCAGAATATTTAGATGCGTTATTAAAAACCCCGTTTACGTAAATTTCGTAAAATTCTATAGCGTTTACACTTCCTGTGGGCTCTGTAAAATTCAATTCAACAGCATTAGGATAAAACACTCCTGATACCAAAGATGTTACGTTATTAGGTTGACTATAATTATTTACATATCTAACTGTATTACCCAATCCTATAGTATATTGCAAATCTCCATCTGGACTCCCTGCGTTATTTGTTGCTAAAAAAGGATTTGTATATACTACAATGTTTGTATTGGTAGAGAATACATTGTCATTACCTGAAGTACTGCCCAATGTAGTAACTACAGGGATGTAAATATATTTTTTCTGAATAGAAGTACTAAAAAACATAGAATTACCAGCCACATTATTGCAGTTTTGTAGAATTACTGTGTTTATATTAGAATTTAAAAATGCAAATCCGCTAACAGTAGTGCAGTTCTTAAAATTTATTATTTTTATATTGGTCGTCCCATTAAAACATGAAGCCCCTATAGAAGAAACGAGTCCATCTGTATCTATATAAAAAGATATAGCTGTATCGCTTAAGAAGGTGTTGTTTAGTAAAGGATAACTTCCAGTAATCTTGCATTTAATGTCACTACCTACAATAGAAAAATTAGAAATTCTACTTACGTCTATAGCAAGTTTAGTTGCTAATAATGCAGGTGTTGATATTGTAGAAGCAACTCCTCCAATTTCTGTATTAGTGCTTAAAAATACTGTTTTGCCACCAAAATTTTGTCTTGCAATTAGTCCGCTTTGAGAAAAGCAAGAAAATGAAATAAATAATATTAATAAATACTTTCTCATAATGAACCTACTGTTATATAATTATTAGTCGCTGTTCTATTTTTTAAAGTAAAGGACAGTTTTTCTGCCATTGTAGTTCCTGTATTATTAAATAAAACTACCGAACCTCCTAAAGATACTGTTTGCGTAACTCCTGCTAAAGTTACAAAAGAGCACTCAAATCCAGCGACCAATCCGTTAGGGATTGTTACTGTACAGCTTGACGTTAGTATAACTACTTTACCATTGTACGTATTATCTAATGAAAAAGAAGTTCCTGTTTCTACTACATTTAAAATAGAAGAATAATTAGTTGAATCTGTACTTCCATCAGCTTTAAGGAATTGAGAAGATAAGCCTCCATATAATTCATATCTGGACGCTTTTAAAGTCCCGTTTTTATTTAATGTAAAGGTTTCTGCACCCCCATCTTGACCTTTTAATATTGTGGTGTCGCCCATTCCCCCATTTATATTGACTAAGCCAGTAAAATTAGGAGAAGCTAAATTAGCTTTTAAATCTAATTGGGTTTTAACGGCTTGAACACTTGGATATAAAGTATTGTTTACTGTAGTGAAAGTAGTTGCTTTGTTTGTTATGTATTCTAAATTTGTTTTTTCTGTAGCTGTTAAATGTTGAAAATCACCCAAATTAAGACCTCCTAAATCATTATGTAATGTTGCGCTCCCTGCTTGGTATATTGTTGCAAATTCGCTCGATACTTCCATTGTTGTAGCATCTTTTCTAATAATAACACGCCCAACTCTTGTGCCTAAGAATTGCAACTCACTTGGCAAACTTACTGGTACTGGAGCTAAACGAGCATCGTTAATATTTGCATAAGTAGTTGAGCCTAAAAGAACATATAATTTACTTGGATTGTCTGCTAAAATATAAACATAATCAACACGGTAATCATTTGTTGGCATAGTTGTCAAAACTCCTGCTAAACTATATTGAGTATTGTTTATTTGAGTGTTTCCTGTTGTTCTTACCCAAGTGCCGTTATTATAGGCTTGTGTAAAAGTGCTTCCTGTAGATGTATTAAATGCAGGGGTAGACACTTCAATTAAACCAGAATAGTATAATCCTGATGTTAATAATAAGTTTCTATTAGAGCCTGTTAAAACAGCCCCTTGTGCCCTTCTTAATCCCTCACTATTTAAAAATCTACGTCTTAATTTACCGTTAGCATCTACATTTTGTCCTACTAAACTAATATAGTCTAAAGTAGTACCTACTCTTGAAATAACATAAGCTATTGAGTTTGTAGTTGTGTTTATTGTTCCTGCTGACAAGGTAACAGTTAAAGCAGGTGAACCTCCGTTATAATCAACTAATATAAAATTGTTTGCATTGTCTGTTAATGCTAAATTAGTAACTGATGGAATTACATACTTTATTAGTGGGCTATAAGGGTCGTTAGTTGTTCTTAAATAAGCTGTACCTGTTGCAATATTTACCGTACCATCACCATTATTTGTAATTGCAAAACCTTGAATTGCTCCAGATGAATTTTCTGTGCGTAAATCTAAAGCGTTGGCGGTTGCAGTAGAAACTGGCAAAGATGTAGCAGGAATATGATTTATTTGACCGTCTGTTTCTTGTGTGTTAATCTTTGCAGTACTTGCACTAGTTGTATTTCCTGTTATCTTTAGTTTATTTGCTAAAGTTGTTTGTCCATAAGATACGGATGTAATCAGTAATATTAAAAAAAGTATTTTTTTCATGTTGTTTATTTAAATTTCTGTTTGAACTAATGGTAAAAAATTATCAGAATCCATCAAAGAACCTCCTAGCCACTTAGCTTCTGAATAGCGTATTGTTCCGTCATTTTTCCATCCGCTAAATATATCTCCTATTTCGTAAGTTATAAGAGTATTCCCATAGCCCTTTTGAAGGAATTTAAAAGTAGTAAAGTCTGTAACTGGAATAATCGCATTGTATAATTCTGAAAAGTTTTCTTTGGCTTTTCTTTGGCTTTCTCTTAAAGTATCACCAGTCCCATCATTTGCGGTCGTCCCTATGTTTATTATCTGTTCTGCCATCTTTTTTGCTTAAATAAATTTCTAGTTTCTTAATGACTTTTTTAGGTTCTTTTTCTTTTTTAGAAATACCATCCTGATTCATTGTTATATTTTTTTGGGTTTACAATATTTTCGCTGTTGTAAATATACTCAGTTAATTTATTCTTACAAAGCCATTTTTCCATTCTTTGTTGGTATATATCGGCTTTGTATCTTTGATTACTCACTAATAAATCTACTTCACTCTTTTCGATAGCAGTTCCGTTTTGTGGAGTATGCTTGTATATTCCTCCATTATTAACCATATAAGCACCATCTTTTAAATATTCCATCGCTGAACGATGTATAAGAAAAGGTGTGATATATTTTTCGTATAAAATTAAATATAATCCTGTTATAGTATCATCTTCAACATCTGCCTTTATCTTTTCGTATAAATCTTCGCCTAATATCTCTTCTAATGATGAAATTTGAGCATCTGAAATACAGTATTTATACTTGTCTACGTCAATGTTTCCACCTAATATGGAACTAGATGTAATCTCGTTATCTTTTAAAAGTAAGTATTCCATTATTATTGAGGATTTAAGAAACCATTATTAGGCATATCGTCTGGAGTTTTAGCCACCAAGGGGTCGTTTTGAACAAAGTTAGCTTCTTTACGCAGTGCAGGGTCTAAAGCATTTAATAATTCACGTGCTTTTTTACTAGATATTTGGTCGTTATTTGCTTTTAAATATATCTTTCTCATCCAAAAATGCTGACATCTTGCGCCACCTTTGTATAAAAATATGTTATAAGTATCTGCGCCACGTGCTCCAAATCCTTTGTTAACTGCTTTTTTACTAGCTAAATCTATATCCTCTTTTCGATATACTTTTTTAGCATTAACCATCTTACGACAAAACTCTCTTTCTGGACTTTGTGAGCCTTCATAAGAGTATCTTATTTTAAATAGTGTTGTATCTTGTGAACTATCACGCTCTGGAAAATTACTAGGCACATAAGCAAGCTTAAAACTCATTTCTGTTAACTCTGGTTCACCATCTTGTAAACGTGAATCTAAAAGCTCCCATTCTGTTTCGTCTATTACCTCACCTAAATCAATTAAAGAGTCAGCAATAATATCGTCGGTTTCGTCGTGGTCGTGTGCGCTTAATTGTGTTTGTGTTTGTGCTTTTTTTCTTAATGGGATAAAATCTAAGTCAATACTATATCCTTCTGCTGTAAATATTTCTTTTAAAGCATCTAATATAATTTCTTGCTTAGGTTGTATCGTCATTGTCATAATCTCATCAAATGCAACCTCCATTTCATTTGCATTATTACCTAAACCACCCTCTTTCATTACTCCAAAAATAATTGGCGATGTGACACGGTGTGCAATCATTAATTTTTGTCCTGATTCTGAACTTAAAAACTCATATTGTTTATGTGCTTCTGATACTTCCATTGAAGTAATGGTGTTTTCGTGCTCTCTATCTTCGTTAAACATTACAACTATTCTACCTGCATTATTTGAGCCTGTAGCCTTGTTTTTTATATCTCTAACGATTTCGTTTTTTACCTCTTCACTCTCTGGAACACCGTTATTCATATTAATAAAGTGACCTGTAGAAAGACCATTTTTAATATGATTAATGCAATAATTAGCTATTTCTTCTTCTAATTCTGCATACGGTAAACCAGCCAAATAAGATGGGTCTGCGTAATATATTTTTCCTACTTGGTAATCTGAAATAACATAAATTAAGGAGCCGTTTTTTATTTTATCGGTTGTTTTAAAATTATCTATTTCAATAGGCGCATATTTTCTTGTATTATTAAAGTCTTGACAAAACCAATAAGAAGTTATTTCGCTATCTTCATTTAATTTTGAAGGTGCGATCTGATTCTTTGGTACGTGCTTAACTCTTTGTAATTTAGAATCTTCATAAATAAGCTCTAATGACGCTTCTGTAAATATTGCGTAGTCTTGACAAACTGCACGCAAATCATTTTTAGATAATAATCTTTTTACATTTGCGAATTGAATAGCTTTACTAGACTGTTGAGAACTCATTAACCCTTTACCATAAATAAACTGAGCATAGGAATCTATAATAGTTCTATTAGTAGGCGAACCATTATAACGGTCTATAATGTATTTATAGAAATCGTTTTTATCTCCGTTTAATACGTATTCTTTAGAACTAACTTCCTTTACTTCGGGTCTAACGTAGTTAGATAATTGTATAACTCCTATCATTAGTTTAATTTATAATTTTGTAAATCTTCTTGATCTGTTGCATATGCTTTACCACGATATAAAACGCTTGCATCATCATAAATAGCAATCTCATAACTTTGACCTTCTTTAAAAATATGTTCAAAATTAGCGTGCAAATAACCGCCTACATTAGAGCAAGTAATTTGAATTGTAGTTTCTTCGCTTCTTAATTCATAAAATAGCTTTAAAGTTGCCGTCTCTGGAATAGAGCGACTAACTATATATAAAGCATGAATACTGTCTGACGGTTTGAAAACTTTCATACTATTATAACGTTTATAATCAAAATTGTATTTAAAACATAAAACCCGTTACAATTAAGTAACGGGTTTTATGTTTTAAATTCTGTTTTATGGTAATTTTATATTTATTTTTTCTAATGCATTTCTGTAGCCTAATTTATCCATTATAGAATAATAACGTTTTGGCTCTCTTTTGTTTAATCTATGAAATTTAGTATTTTCTTTATCTTCAAACTGAACTCCAAAACCGCAATAAGCACATCCTGTTCTTTTTTCTCCCTGTACAATTTCTCCGTCAATTTCAATATCGTAATAAACAGAGCAAATTTTTATATTATGTTTCTTTATTAATTCCCAAATATCTTTTTCTGTAAAAATTGAAAGAGGTTTAGATATATTTCTTGCTCCAAAAACGTTACAAGTTCCTTTTATATTATATTGTTGCTTACGCAGGTTAGACTCATCGGCCATTGTTCCAAGTATAGCACTTAATCCGCTATCTTTTTCAAATTTCTTTACTGGAATTTTTTTAAGAATATCACAACATTTAGAAGTTATTTCTATATCTTCATAAACTAAATATTTCCATTTTTCAGAAATTTTACCAGAAATATATTCTTTACCAGTATTTTTAGAAACTCTTTTAGTTCCAAATAATCTAATATCTAATAATTTAAAAGACTTAGTATTTTTAGCTTCATTTATTTTTTGGGATTCTTCTTTACTTATTAAGGGATATCCATTAATTAAAAGAGATTGCGCAAATGTCATTTTAGGTCTTAACCATGTGACTCTATCTTCATAAGATTTTACAAAATCTAATATTTCAGAATATTCATTAGTAGTATTATTGAATACCATTTTTATTTTAGGATATTTCATCATTTCACACCAAGTATCGCATAAATAACTTAACACAGTACTGTCTTTTCCTCCAGAAAAAGCAATGTAAACTTTTCCATCTAACTTGTGATAAAATAAATCTAATGTTTCAAAGAAATGAAATATTTTCTGGTCTAAAGTCCATTCTTGTTTTTCTTTTAGTGTCTCCATAATCCTGTATATTAAAAAAGACCCAATAAAACTGAGTCGGCAGTTCTAAAGAGTCTTATTATATCTTTTAATAGTCAAGCTTCCGACTTCTTAACTATGCAAACATACGTACTATTATATTAAGAATCAATATAAATAAAAAATCCCTAACATATAATGCAAGGGATTTAATAAGATAATTTTTCTCCTTTCTTTTAAGGTTCGATTACTGAAACACTTACTAATGCGTTTAAAGCTGTTTTTGCAGTTGCAGATAAGAAAGGACTATACTTGTTATCAACTGCTTCAAGTGCGATTGTATAACCGCTTGCATCAGTTGATTTTGTACCTCCTGTAGAATCTAATCCACTATCTATTCCAACTACAAAAACATTACCGTTATAATCGTGTACGAATGCAACTAAGCGTCCGTACAACATAGCCATTAACTCAACATCTGATTCTTTACCTAATTTTGGTAATACAGCGTTAATAACTGCACGTATTTCAGTTGTTCTATTTTCCATATTAACAGTAGCAGTCTCAATAAGATTGTTTCCTGTTCCCTTTACTTCATAACGAAAAACCTCTGTTAATCCGACTGGCAAAGTTGCAATCTCTTGTAGAGTCGTAACAAAACCAAATTCCTCAAACGGCACAAAGTCAATCATTTTTATTCCTATCCTAGAATCCTTACATCCTAGTTTTCTACCTTTTGTAATATCGCAAGCCATAATTTTTATATGTTTTAAAAAAGGGGTAAATCAATACCCCTTAGATTAATAATTATGCTATTGGTCTAGCCCATACAATTTCCTCACCATTGTAGTACTGAACACCTGCATTATATACCATTGTTCCGATAACTAAACCGTTCAACATTGTTTCGTCTTGATCTACTAAACGTAGTTCGTTGTGGTCTGCTAAAAGTCCAGTCCCAAATACTAAGTTTTTAGGTTCTGCTATTACTACAGTTGAGGCAGGTAAAGCAGATAATTCTTCTATTTTGTATTTACCAAAGATTAGGTTTGTGTTTGCGTCTCCACCTAAGCCGTTTGAAATTCCTTTAGAAATTAACCAAAAGTTATAAGCTTGTGCGACATCAGAAGAAACTCCAATTCTCAAAGGTTTTTTTCTCATTGCCAATGGAATAGCTGAAAGAGCTTGTTTCAATTGTGCTTCAACGTTTGCCTCTGTAGTTGACGCCGCGAAATCTACATCGATTACATCCGCATCAGCTAAAAACAATTTCAAGAAACCGTCAAACTCTGTTGGGTTTGTAGAATCTCCATTCCAAATGTTATCGTCTAATTCAGCAGAAGTTTGAGCTAATTTCTCAACTGTAATTGCATCCATAATATCTTTAGGTGCATTATCATTATGAGCCGATGCCCCCATTGATTCCTCAGACCATTGCGCTCTAAAATCTTCTTTACAAATTTCAAAATCATCTTTAAATTTGATAGGTTCTAAAACCTTTTCAGATAAAGTAATTGAACCAGCAGGAAGGAATCCACAAGTATAGGCTCTTTTACCACCTGTTAATTCAATCTTTCTAAGATTCAATTTAAAATTAATGTTTTCAAAAGTGGTAATAAATCCGCTTTGAATTGTGTCCGCTTCTCTAAAAGCTTGACCGATAATTCCGCCCGCTTCCTTGCCTGCGTAATTTGATGTTACTGATACTGTTGTTGCCATGTTTTATTTTTTTGCTTGGTTTAGTTTTTCTTGTAATCTTTCTTTTGCGTTTCTAGGTGCGATTTCTTGTACTTCTTTTTGTTTAGTTAAAGAAACTTCAAGTTCTTTTTTTGATTCAATGTGAGCCATTAAACGAGTTTCCATAGCTTCCATTTGTTTCCCCATTTCTTGTGCTAATTGGTAAAACACTTCTTGTGTATGTTTTTCGCTTTTAACCGTCGGAGCAGTAGCAGGTGCGCTTTGCATTTCAGCAGGAGCATTGTCTACAGCAGTAGCATCTTCTTCTGTTGGCTCTTTAATATCGTCTACTAAAGAATTTAATACAACAATTGACATTCCATCTTCTAGAACGTACTCTCCGTCTGGAACATCCATTTTAGTACCGTCTTCGGCAGTTAAAAATACCTGCATTTTTTTTGCGATTGTATCGCCTTCAAACTCTATTTTTAGAGATTGGTCTTGTGTCATAATGCTACCAAGTTTTAGCTCTGTTTCTTTTTTCAAAGAGATTGAAGCGAAGCCCTGTTTTATAGCATCTACAATTTCTGTTACATTCATATTTGATTCACTTTTTAAATTAATTTTCTCTAAGTCGAATAATCCATCAATAGAAAATCCTTTTACTTTTCCAGTCTTTACAAAGTCATTCCAAACTTCATCACTATCGACTTTCATACTTGCAAACCAAGTCCCTATTGGTTCATTAAATCCATGCATTGCTGATTTATCGTTAACCATGTCTTCTTTAATCCAACTTTCAACAAAAGTAACTCCTGATAATTTCAACTCTTCATTATGCTCTAAAGTAGAATTATTCTGATAACCTTGCCGATGATAATTTTCAGAAGTTAGTCTTATAGTTTCAGCAGGAAATACAATATTAAATTCTTTACCTCCCTGATTTCTGTAAATTGGTTTGTCTGGAATTAATACAGCACCTAATAAAATCCTTTTCTCACTATCAATAGCTTTTAAATGTAAGGGTTCTTGACTAGCTAAAGCAATAAATTGAGACTCCATTGCAGGACTTTCAACAAGTGAAATTCCATACACTCCTTGTGTCTCTCCTGCTTTAAATATTACTTTGTATGTTTCCATACACTATAAACGAATTAATTTAAAAGCGTACCGTTTAAGCACAAAAAAAACCCTAACAAATTAATGATAGGGTTAAAAATAGTAGTTGTGGTGCTTTATATAAATTTTAAAATAAAATATAGCCTTTAGTTAAGGACAATACACGAAAAGACGCTCGGTTGGTTTGATTGTGTTTGTTGTATTCATTGAGTTTGTAACTTCTTTACTCCATACACATTTAAAATCTTCGGGCGCAGTATATTCTGAAACAAATACTTTATGTCCATTATTAGCCATATTCCTGCACCATTCCCAAAAATTATCGTGATTGAAATTAGCAGATGTCGCATATTGTTTTGTATTTTTATACGGAATATCACAATAAATAATGCTTTTCTTAGGAACTTGCAAATTATCGTATGTGCATTCTATAAATTCAATTCCTTTTATATGTTCAATTTGCTTTTCAATATTGTCAATACTTTCTTTTGTGTAGTTTCTTTTTAGATAATTACCATTATATCCACCGTCAAAAAATCTTCCGTTAAATGATGCCATAAAGCCTATCCATCCCACCATAAAGTCATCCATTTCCATAACGTGATTAAATGCGGTTTCTTTACCGTTAAAAACTTCCCTTGCTACATTATACAAGTCTTTTGATATTTCAGTGGGTCTTGGTCTGTTTTCTTGCAATCCTTTCCACATAGCAATTAGATATTTGCTTTTATCAGAAGCCATTCTATTCCCTGTAACTTTATCAATTACGTTTGCACCGCCCACCATTGGCTCAACAAAGTATTGATTTTCTTTTCTGTCTTTTAAGATTATAGGCAGTATTTCTTTTGCTATCCTATTTTTAGAACCCATATACTTCATAATATTAATATATTAAAAAAGCACCCGATTAAAGGTGCTTTAGGTTATTTAATGGTGACGTATATCTTCATACGTTTAATTTTCAGAAACTTAAAATTTACAGCCGGCAAGCCTTTATTTAAGTTAAATTCTTAACAACTATACAAAAATACAAAACTTTTTATTAAGAATGAATTTAAATTAATTATCCTTAATGTCTAAATATCCAATTATAGATCCTAATCCCGTAAAACTTCCAACCGTATAAATAATTTCAGCTTTGCCTACTGGCTCCCAGTTACAGTTAATCATTTTAAGGATACACTTGACTTCACCGATAAGAAAAAATAAAATAATTAATATTTGAACTTCAAAATAATACTTAAATTTAGTTTTCATAATAAATAAAATAACCCCCGTCACTCGCTACAAATGAAAGGGGTTTTAAATTGTTAGTTGTAGCGAAATACGAATATAAGGCTTTTATTTCTAACTACCAAACGTTGCTGTATTAATTCTATTCCTGTCTAATTGTTGTGCGTTGGTTACATTTCCACTTACTACGAACGCTTCAATTGGTCTGTTTTGTTGTGTTCCTATTGTCTGAGCAAGTTGATTATTTGGGTTCTGTCCTACTATGTTAAATTGCGGCGGTGCGGATTGCGCATCATTACCCCCTGCACTTGGAGCACCTCCTCCACCTCCACTGCCTAACGCGGATAATCCATTTTTTAAAGCGACTAAGTTACTTGCAATCCCTATACCTGCACTAATGTTATTTAAAATGGATGTTCTAACTCCATAAGTTGGGTCTGCTAAATTTATAGGTGAAGCCTTAGCCAATGCATTAGCTGAACGTGTGTTGATTATAATTCTAGAAATACCTACAGCGCTCTCAGCAATTAATGCAGTTGCTTGTAATGCTTTGCTTTTTCCTGCTAATTGTTTTAGTAATCCTATTCCATCTGAAATATTATCTAAGGTATAGTTTTGAATATCTAATTTAGCATCAGCAATTATTTGCTCTCTTTCAATTTCTCTATCTTTGGCTTCGTTTTCAAGTTTATCTTTTTCATCAATAAAAGCCGTTATAGCATCTAGTCTCGCTCTGTTGTTTTCTTCATCAATTAGCCTTTGTTCAAACTCAGCATTATTAACAGCAATCTGGAATTCATTTTGTGCCTTTAAATTATCTTCTGCTAATTTTTTTCTATCTTCGGCTATTTTATCATCAATAGCTTTTTGCTTTTCACGTTCTGCTTTTGCTTTATCGGCTATCCTTTTATTTTCATCATCTATTTTATCTTGTTCTTCTTTTCGTTTCTTTGCTCTTGCTTCGTTTCGATCTGCATCAATTTGTGCTATCTCTCTATTTTGTCTTTTAGCTAAAGCAATTACATCCGCTCCTTGTTCTTTTATTGCTTCATTATATGCGTTGTTAGCTTCTATTTTGCGCTTTGTAAATTCGTCTATTTGGTCTCCTTGTTCTGATAAGAACTTTTTATTTTTAGCTAATGATTTATCTGCTTGTTCTGTTAATCTTGCAAAGGCTCTTTCTGCTTCGGATGTTACGCCTATAAAATCTGTAACAGCATTTATAATATTACTTACAAATTCCCCTACATCTTTAAGACCTGGAATTAGATTGTAAACAGCGTTTTTAACTTTATCAAAATTAGTAATTAATAATATTAATCCAACAACCAAAGCACCTATTCCTGTACTGATTAAAGCAATCTTAAAGGCTTTCATTGCACCTGTAGAAGTTCCTATTACAGTGGCGTATGCACCTTGTATAAATGTAGATATTTTACTTTCTTTAGCAAACAAGGCTGTGGCTTCAACTGCGTCCTTAACGGTCATTGCAAGTCCTCCAGTAGCGTCATTAAGCAATCCCATAGCACCACCATTCTCTAAAACAGAATTGGTACTTTCTTTCATTCCTCCTGCTAAATTAGTACTGGAACTATTTACATTGTCTAAACCTTTTTCAAGGCGTTTAGTTGAATCAATAGCAGAATCAATACCTAATTCATTAATAACAATATTTACTATTTTTTCGATTGCCATGCTCTTTTTATTTTACGTTTACCGTCCTTAATTGTCGAAACCAATTCGTGTTTTCCTTTTGCAATCTCTATATTTTCTCCTGAATTTATCCAATCGTTTGACTGCAATAAATTAATAATTAACTTTATCATTCTTGCGTAATTGTTAAGACAAATATCTCTGCATTTATCGTTATTGTTATTATTCCACTCCTAAAGAATACGGTATTTTCAGCTAATGTAACTCTGATATAATCAGTTTTAAATCCAGATGTTTTATCTAAAGTAATCCATGAAAATTCTGGAACCGCAGTCCACTCTGCATTAGCCGAAACTTTTATTTCAAATATTTCCTGAGCACGTGTTGAATCATAATTAGTCGGACTTATTCCGTTATTTAAAAACACTATAGCAGGAGGATTGGAATATACTGCATCAACTGTGATATTTGTATTGTCTACCGTTATAAAAGTATTGTCTACCGTTAAGGGAATTAAATTCGCCACATTATCAGCAGGCAAAGAATAATCCGTAAATATTTCAATGTCACTCTTACCAGTTGTTAAATCTACTTTAGCTGTTGAAATTTTATATTTCATATCTCCAATAATAAACAAATCATTAAGAGTTAATTTATATAATATTGAAATAGGTAATACACATTTTAAAGTTAATACCCTCGTCTTTCTATTATACAAATCAGCAATATAATTTTGCCACCAATTAAAATACAAACTTCTTTCTATAGGCGCTTGAAAAAACGAACTGTTATCACTTCCAAAATTTAAACTATTTGAAACTTGGTCGAATTTTAGGTTGTTCTCCGTAGCAGTATGAAATACTTTTGTTAAAGTAATTGCAGGTTGCATGTATAGATTAAAATCAGAATAAGCCCATCCATTTTTATAAAATATAAAAGGCTTTCCGTTGTATGGTTTTAGCTCTTTATCTATTGAGTGTCCTACTTGAATATCTGTTAATTCGCCTGTTGTTTCATTTGGCAATCTTTCAAAAAGCATATTCTCAAACTGACTCTCAATTTTTAAATCACTTCCAGATATATCATACTTAGCTTTTAAATCTCCATAACCTATTGAATTATTTATTTCATATTGTTGTCCTAAAATAGCACCTGTCTTTTGATATTTAAAATCAATTTGTTTTTTAACATCAGGTCTTTTAACTCCTATGTCTTTTATATCAACTAATTTTGTAATATCAAAAGTGTCGCCTTTTAAATACCAATTATCCAAAGTGTCGATGTAAAATGTATTTCCATTCTCTGGTTTAATAATTAAATTAAACTGATTAATAAGTGAAGAAAATAAATCTTTTATTTTTAATGCAGGCACTTGGTCTGAAATAATAACATCACTTGTTATCGATTGAATTGGTGTGTTTTGTGAAAATCCAGTATTGCTTGTTGGGGCTAATAAATAAGTTTGTCTTTTAACTACAGTTATTGTAGTTGTAAATTGAAAATCACTAGTACTCTGTACTTTAAATTGCAAAGACATGCTTCCTGCTGATTCAATAATTGCTTCTGCATTTCCAACTCCTTCAACTTCTGTAAATAAATCCCCGTTATTATAAACTGATATTTTATATCCTATCGTTTCGTAGCTTGGTTGTGGCTTAACAATAAATCTCACTTTTCTTGAAATCCTTGTTTGACTGCCTAAATAAGTAATAGTATCTGTAGCACCATTAAATGTAAATCCTTCACCGCTTTGATTTACTAAATCAACTAAAACTTTTTCTCCAAACGCTTTCATTTGTCCTGACTCTCTACTTAACCAAATGAAAGCATTATAAAAACTCGCTCTACCTAAAAAGTCACGTGTAAAAATAACGCCAAACTTAGCTTCTATTGCTTCTATAATTCTAATTAATCTTAATGCAGGCTTATAGTCTCTGTAAGATATTGTGTTAGCAGGATTTAACAAGTCGGTTAAGCCTACGTTGCCTATGCTAACTTCTTGCATTGAGTTAATTAATGGATAATAAACATCGCCATAAGCAATTGAGTCCATATGCATAGCGTCTGAAACAACTGTTTTATTATAAACATGGTCGTACGCAGATAAGTCCAAATCTTTCAACTCTAAATCTCCAAATAAATCAGATAAATTAACAGCATTACCAAAGAAAGTTATTGAATACGAATAAGGCAAACCATCCTTTAACTTAGCGCCATCCATCTGTATTGAGCCATATTTATAAGGCAAGGTATTAACTTCAATTAAAGAGTCGATTCTTAAATTTGCGTTGTAAGTACCGTCTACTGTTGCATCATACCAATATTCAAATATTTTATTATTGTTAGGACTTGCAGGAATAGTAAAACCTTGAGTGAAATCAGCGAATATCTTTGATATATCAGAAATATTTTTAGCATTTAAATTCATTTCAATACTTTCATCTTGAAACAAATCTAATCTTTGCCCTTTAATATAAACAGCTACATCCATTATAAAATAGTATTCATTAATTTAAAGCTGTATTCGAAATCCATTGAATACTGAATCAATTTATTATTTAATTTTGTTTTCTTTTCAAATGATTTCTTCAATAAATTTACTGGCAATACATTTCCGTTTTCTTCTAAGTAAACAAATTCGCTTAACATTAATTCAACGAATAAAGTGTTATAACTTTCATTTATAAAATCAGTGTTAACCGTTATTTTTTCTTTACCGTTTAAAAGAAAGGTTTTCTTTTCGTGTTGTGACATGTCATAACTGCCAAAATTAGCAATCAAACCACTATAGTCTTGACTTTCAAAATCTATACTTTTCTTGCTTAATTTATTAAATGGTATTGTCTGCCAAAATCCGTACTTGTTTTTAAATTTACAATTGATCGTAGTGAATCTACACTCGTCTTTGATAATAAATGAATGTATTACCGTTTCAGTAGTATATGTAAATACAGCATTAAACGAAGTCGATACGCCTATATAATTAGATACGTTAACATAGCCTATGTTTTGGCTGTTAAAGTCCTGATTGAATGTGAAAGGAACGTTTGTGCCATTAATAACAATACTTGTTAAATCTTTAGTTATAAAATATAAAGGATAATCTCCACCCGTATAGATAACATGTGAATTAATACTGCTTAATACTTTTTTATTTAAAGAAGGATTAGCTAATTCGGTAGTATATCCAAAACCATCTAATACAAGTAATTGTTGCTGTACATTATAAGCTAAAATATCATTAGCATAAACACCAGCATCAAAGAAACACCAAACAGTGTCCAAAGTAGAGGTTGTATTCGCTCCAGTTCCTAATGTTGAATTGTAATTGTTCTTAACATAGTCATTAACTATCTTGTGAATATCAAAAGATATTGCAGGCTGTAAAGCTATTATTGTTTTTTTAGATACAGAATAAGTAGGTGAAATAGGTCTATCAAAGATTCTATCTCCTCTATAAATATATAAATCTGCTTTTATTTCGTCATATTCAATTTGTGGTAATTCAGTAACAAAATATGGTGAACGAGATAATACATTAATTACAGAAGGAGTTACTGGTATTGGAGTTTCAGAAAGCTCAAGAAACACAGTATAAATATTATAATCTATTACGCTTGCAATAGCATTACCCGTATAATCAGGCGTAGGGTTTAAACTAATGGTTATTTCGTCTATATTTTTTGAAACAGATATATAAGAATACCCAGTATATCTTAATTGAAGTTCAGTAAATAAATTATCACAAGTTTCTAAAAAATCAATTCCTATCTGTATATAAGTTATATCTGTGGTATTTGCTAAAGGCGTATTTTTAAATATAAAGTCATGTATATCATAATAGCCCTTATTTAATACAATTACCCTTAAATCAAAAAGACCATCCCCGTCGGTTGGCTGTGCTACAAACTTTAAATCTAAATTAAATGCCATATTATTTTAATGTATTTTTTAAAAACCTTTCCACATCCAATCCGTACGCTTCAATTATATCATCTGGTAATCTTTCAAAACCTAACTCAAAAGGGCGTGAAAAAAATTTACTTGCTTTTATACCTTTGTTATAAACCGAACGTGTAATTAAAAAAGCAGTTGAATCATAAGACAAGAATCGTCCTGTTTTTTTGTCTTTAAATTGAAATCCTCTTGCTCGAACCCATTGATTAATACCTTTTGTTAATCCTCCTTTTTTACCAGTGCCACTTCCAAATTGATATGGACTATCAGGTGCTTTTGAACTAGATGTCTTACCCTTGACTCCTAAGTCTTGAAACTTTCCGTAATCAGCCATTTTAAAAGCTAATCCAAAACTATTTTTACTTACAACAACTTCACTAGCTAAACTATTATATAAGTCTTTAGAAACGTTTTTATCGCCTTTAGTTAAATTAGTTCTTGACTGCTGAACAACATACTTAGAAAACGCCTGTAATGTTTCGTTTGTTGATTGTCTATCTAACATACTTCAATATTATTACTAATTCCTAACTGAATATCAACTTGCCAACCATCTAAAACATTTGTAAATTGATAAGTAATAGGAACGGGTGAAGGTTCGTTCAATAATTCAATATCAAATTCATTGTGTTGTCTTTTTAAATTAGAAACCAAACGATTAACAACTACTCCGCAAGTATTTAAATTGTCTAACTCGTTATCATTACCCAACCATTTATCAGTTATTTTTACTTTAGATATATTTCTTTGGTCTAGTATATGAACCGTAAAATTATAAGCTACCATTCCAACTGGGAAACTCATTCCTGTTACTAATAGATGTGCTAAAGGGAATATATTTTTTTTATCAATATCAACATCTTCAACTGCTCCATGTGTACATGTGTTAACATCAATATCTTGCAGTAAGAAGTCTTTTAAATATTCGATAACGGTGTAAAAGCTATTCATAATTTTCGCATATTATTAATTCATAGTTCTTAATAAACAAAGGTTTTTGACTCCAAATAAAATCTTGATTCAAAGTGTGATTATGTCCTGTATAAATGTACTTATATTTATACCAATTACCACCCTTAAACATTCTATATATTTTATATCTATTCATTTGCTTTTAATTGTTTATTTTCTTCATTAGCTAAATCCACTTTAAAATCTAAAAAGGTTAAAAATTCATGTAATTCAGTTTTAGTTGCTCTTTCAAAGTCGAACAAGCATCCTCCAGTAACTGTATAAATTGATTGATACCAACCCCATTTATCTCCAAAGCCCGATTTAACTCCTCCGCCTGTTTCGACTGTTGAAAATAAACCTTCGTAGCTGTCAATAATTCGTTGCTTAAATTGTAAAAAAAAACCAGTGAACCTAAATAAACATCTAAAGGCATAAACTGCATTACATCTTTGTACTTATCTGAACTTTCGTACGCTTCAATTTTGTAATCTTCTTTTATGCTTGAAACAATAGGGCGGTATAAAATAGCCATTGCGTTTAAATGTGTTTCCTCATCTTTTAAATAAGTGTCTAAATCTATGTACTCACCTGCTGTAATATTATCTAAGTTAGGAATAAAACCAAATTCTATTCCTTCTAAAGTAAAACGCTGAATAAATTTAGGCTCTTGTTTTAAAACATCAGTCAATTGCAATACAATACCGTTGTAATCCTTTGCTTCGATGCTTCTCGCTTGTTCAACTGTTAATCTACAAAATATTGTAACCATTGCTAAGCATAAAATATCTTCCGTAATATCTTCTGCTTTAATTACTTTTTGAAACTTTAAAAACTGGTCTAAAGTTATTTCGTTTAATGTTTCTGGAATTATAACTTTCATAATTATATAACGTATTTATCCGATTATGTATTTGCCGGATTGTTTTCTTAATCCTAATACTTCCATTTCATGATAACGCCATGCATCAATCGCATGATTAAAATTATCAATAGGCTTGTTTAACTTTTCTCCTGTGCTCTTGTCTTTATCCCATGCATATTTTCTTAACTCTGAAATTAAATTAAGACTCGAGGCCGTAACTAAATAATTGTTTTGTTGTAATGTTTGAATACCAAAGTTAATTGAATCACTACCCTTCGTAACCGATTTAGCTGTTATCTTATAACTTTTTAGTTCAGCTATTGATTTAGGTTCGGCACTATCGCAATAACAAGGTAATGATGTTGTAATATACTTTGCTATTTCTGAGTTGCTTAATCCTTTACGATAACATATCTCATTTATCAATCTTTCACCGTTATATAAATACACTTCTATTATGCTTGTAGGGTCATTTGAATAACCAAAATCTAAACCGTAACCTAATAGTCTAGCTTCTGTTGGTATATTATCTATAATAGTCCAATTATTAAAAATAACCCCTTCTAAATTACCGATTTCACCAAAGATATAAACTCTACACCAATTTGCCCAATATTCACTTCTAATATTGTTAGACTCGAATATTTCTGGATTAGGCAAATTAATATTAAAGAATGCTTTTTCTTTTTTCTCAATTAAATCCTCTAAAGTTTCTGGACTTAACCCTTCGTTATCCTCATAAGTAAGCAAAAGAAATTCAGAATTTTTAGAAGTCATTACCTCAGTATGCACCCAAAACTCGTTATCTGGATTGAAATCAATATATGTAAACCTTGAACGTATCATCAATGCATCAGCTATATCAAAGTGAATGTGATTAGCTTCATTGATAAATAGTATATCTCTTTTACCGCTTGCTTTTGCCTTACCTACGCTATCAAAACTTTTAAACTGTATTCTAGTTCCTGTGTCTTTAAAGGTATAAATTAAAGCACTTGCATTCCATTCTGAATCTAACCAACGTTCTGTATCAATCATTATGGTTTTAAAAATATCTAAAGCACCTTCTTTAACGGCTGGCAGAGTTTCTGCAACAATTGTTATCTTATACTTTAAAAACTTACATGCTATATCAATAAGCAAAGGTACGATTGCATAAGTTTTACCTGCGCTCGTACCTCCTTGTATTACTTTCTTTCTAGCTTTCATTTTAGCTATTTTATTAATAGCTGTAGTTCTTTTAAACATCGTGTTCTATATCTGGAAATAAAGGTTGTTTAATTGCTACGTTTTGATTTATATTTTCTGACAATCCATTTAAACGTTGTGTAATACTTGGATTATACATTCCTGACATACCTCCTTCTATTTGGTCTTTTCGTATCATTTTCTTTATATGCGAACAGATGGGGGCGTATTCAGTATATCTTTCTTCTTTATTCTTTAAATAATCCCCTAAATCGTTTATTATTTTTTGTTCGAATAGCCAACATTCAAAACCTTCCATAGTAAGGGGTTTTTCTTTTTCTCTATATACTTGCTCAGCATCTTTACCTACCCAATCCTTAACTAAAAAAGGAACGCCCTTTACCTCTTTTTTATAAGATAAAAAGTATTCCCATAATTTATCTGGTGATTCTATATTTTTAGCCATAAATCTTATAAATTAATTTCCAATAACCTATTACTCCGTAAATATTAAACATCATAAGTCTTATTTTTTATTTAGTGTTATAAACATAGATAAACAGAATACCAACTTAATACACAAGCAATAAAAGAAATTACTAACCCTATTATTTTTACTCTATCCTCCATAATTATTTAAATTTTAAAATATCTTTCAACTCAAAATTATAACTCATACAATTTAGTCAACTTCTTAATTATTGCAACATACAAACCTGCACAAGTATTGCATAACTTTACATCAGTTTGAAAACAATCGTTATACATTTCAGCAATAACCCATCTATCTTGATTTACTAAAACATTAGACTTTCTTTCTAAATAATCACTAAACCATAACTTTTGTTCTATACTCATTGCTTTAGCTCTTTGAAATGGAAAGGCTACATTTAAAATATCCTTTCTTTCGTTACAACTTTCGCAAGGGGTAATCCCAACTGCACTTGTAATGGTTGCAATGACATCCCCAATTCCTGTAATTTTCTTTTTTCTTCCCATGCTAAATTTTTACATTTATTTCTTATCTTCTGAACTGTTGAAATAGATATTTCACTATCTCTTGAAAACTTTCTTAGTCCATCCTCAAAAGAATGTTTAATTATTATTTGTTCATATTTCTTTAATTTACAAAATACACTTTTAGTAGCTTCAAAATCATTATGTTCGTCTAAATCAATTTCAGTATATGTATCTGCAATTTGATAATCTGATATGTCTACAGTAACAAATCTTTTACTTTGTCTTTTTTGGTCTATAAAAATACTATTCAATACTCTGTACACATACCATTCGTTTATATCTTTTTTACAATCATATAGCCTTAAATACATATCATTAACTAAATCATCAGCGGTCGAAGTGTCCTTGCATATATTAAATGCCATTTTTCTCCACTGCTTATCGTTTTTAGCTAAAATATCTATCATTAATTTTATTTTGTGGACAATATAGGATTCGAACCTATGACCCTCTGCATGTAAAACAGATGCTCTAACCAACTGAGCTAATTGTCCAAAATGTAATTAATTCAAAGATAATAAAAAAAGCCTACAAATAATGCAGGCTAATAAAAAATATTGAAAATAAGAATAAAGATAGTACAACTATACCGATAAAAAGTTTTGTTTCTCTCATAATGCTTTTTCTTTTTTATAGATTTTTAAAAGCGCATCTAAAGACCAATCTTCACTATCATAACTATATAAACTTTTATCTTTTGATAATTCACAATTAATCATTAACCAATCAGTAAAATTAACAGCGTGTTCATCTGCTATCTCTACGCATTTTGATTCCCATTGAGCAATATCTTTATCCAAAACCATTTTAGCAAACTTTTCTCTTAAATTCATTTTATCAAATATTTTACAGGTTTAACATCAACATGCTTTTTAACTAAATCTTTAGCTTCTTGTTTCAAACGATATTCCATTTCAAAAATAGTCTCGTATTTATTTGTTTTCTTGCTCATCTTGTAGTAATTTAATAAATTCCTGTTCTGTTATTTTTTGTTTATTTTCTGGAACAATTAGAAATACAGATGCTTGATAATCTATTCCTATAAACAAGCAATTATTTCTAAACGAATAAAATTCAAATGCTACTTCATCATCCCATATTTTCAACCCATTATCAATACATAATTGTTTCATTCTATCACATTGTTCCTGTGATTCCATTTTTACGTAAGTGTTGTATATTGTTTTCATATTTTAGTCCATATTAATTCTATTTTCATTCCGTTTAATTTTGCTTTTTCTTGCAAACCTTCAATTTCTTTGCTATAGTCTGGTTGTGGTTTAAGTCTGTAAGTATTCCTATAGTCACAATCAACCCAACCCCAACCCATATCGACTTGCATATTTTTTCCTTTCCAAACCTTCTCAACTTCAATATCACAAGCCTTTAGAAATATATCTTTATCAAAGTATTCATAGATTTTACGTTCAAAATTAAGATTATTTGGATGTATTAAATTGCATACAATACCCTCTCTATTTCTAT